TGACAGAGAATTATTAGCAAAGACGCTGCAAGCGGAAGCTGGCAATCAAGGGATTGGCGGTATGCTTGCTGTTGGCTCTGTCATAAGGAACCGTATGGCACAGGGCGGAAGTCTGAGTGACGTTATTCTCGCTCCTGCGCAGTTTTCTGCTTGGAACAAGGTAACTGGTGCCGTTGGCGGTGAGCAGGGGCAGGATATGGCTGCGATCAAGCCAAGCGAAGATGCTTACGCTGCCGCAGACGCAATACTCTCTGGGAATGCCCCAGATTTAACTGGTGGCGCTACGCACTATTACAATCCGTCAATCTCAAACCCCGCTTGGGGTAAGGAAAAAGCTGGCGGTGATTGGACCAAGATTGGCGCGCATATTTTTGGCAAAGCTGGCGATTTCAGAACAGGAGCCGCAAAGATGAACGGTGAACAAACTCAAAAACCTCAAGGTTTGCTAGGTGGTCTGCTTGGTGGGCAGGGCATAGGTGGCGCTCTGGGAATGAGCGATGACTTCCGCGACAAGCTGAAAATGGCAATTCTAGCTGGCACTGGCGATGCGCGTATGGACCCGCTTATTCGCGCTACGGCTGCGCGTATGGAAGAGCGCAGAGGTGAGGCTAAAGAGCAGCGTCAGCGCAACAAAAGTATTGAATTTTTGAAAAGCCGTGCTGATGCAGGTGATGTGCTTGCTAAGCAATATTACGAGGCTGCGTCTACTGGCGTGCTGCCTGTTGGCGCAGGTATTGCTGGCTATTTAGGGCAAATGACTAAGGTGCCTAAAACATCAGAAAAAGAAAGAAGCATCCAGCGATTAGTTGATACTGGCATGGATCGTAATACCGCCACCCTCATAACAGAGGGTGTATTGGTGACAAGCAGAGACCCAGTTACGGGGAATGCCGTTGTCATCAACAAGGCCACAGGTACTACTGTGGGGCAACTCCCAAGCTCAGTGGCAGATGCAGTCGCTGAAGCGTCACCCGCAGCAGGCGATGGCGGGGCGTTTGAGGGTCTTGATATTTCTTCTGCCCTTGGTGTGCGCGGATGGACGTCAAGTATACTGAATAAAGTCACAGATGCAGTCGGCGCTGGTCAGGCCGCCGGCGAAGCTGGAGAAGTAGAGGCTGCACTTGATAACTTGAAGGCTAGAACAATTCTCATGTCTGGCATTGATGTTGAGGGAAAACCATCAAACTTCACCAGAGAGATAATTGAAAGAGACTTCACTATACCTCCATCGCAGCTTTCCACTGGCCCAGTAGCAGCCCTACAGAAAGCAACCCAAATGGTGGACATGCTTGAGCAAACGCTATCTGCCGTAGAAGTAGCTGCTGGTGGGGGAGGCGGCGCGTCCGCGCAGCAGGTCAGAGAGGCACGAGCAAGTCGAAGCGGTATTGAAAACCTACTTGCCGACTACCGATCACTTAAAGATGCACTAGAGAAAAAGGGCGTTTCAAGTGGCGCGGCAAACGGTCAGCCCACTGTCGTGCAGACAGACCAAGATCGTGCGCTAATCCAGAAATGGGCTAATCCAAACTACTATCGGGACAACATGCTCCCATCACCTGAGTAATAGGCTGAGATATGGTTGAATACACATACGAACAAGTCATGCAGGCTCTTAGAGCGGCAGACGCTGCTGGCGAGGCTGACGATGCACGTAGGCTTGCTCAAATAGCTCAGTCAATGTCTCAGCCAAGCGCACCTGCAGAGCCACAGGGGCCAACCTTTAAATCCGTTATGGGGCAGATCAATAAGGAAATCGCAGAGGGCGCTGGTGGCCTAATTGACTTTATTAACCCGTTCGATGAGTACACTGGATCAGCCGTTGAGGGCTTAAAGTCAGCAATGCGTGCAGGTGGCATTGAAGTCGCTGAGAGAGAAGCGCAGGGTCGGGCTGAAAGGGCTGCTGCAGGTATAGGTCAGGCTGCGTCTGCGGTAATCCCAGTAGCAAAGGGTGCGCAATACCTAAAGCAAGCTGGTGGGCTTATCGGTCAAGTTGCGCGTCAAGTTGCTCCCTCACTTATGACAACAGGCGGCGTTGCTGCTGAACTTGCGGCAGGGGCAGGTGCGGGTGCAGCGCAAGCAGAGGCTGAGCGCAGAGGTTACGGCGAAACAGCGCAACAAATCGCAGGCATTGCTGGCGGTATAGGTGCGGGCGTGGTGCCAGCGGCAACAAGAGCAGTTGGGCAGGGCATTAGCCGCGCTGCAGACTATCTTCCTGTTCGCGCTGCGGGGCGTGCGGTAGCGGCTCAGGTTGCTCCATTTACAGAAACTGGCGGGACTAGACTTGCATCGCAAAGATTTCAGGAGCTTGCAGGCGGCAAAGAGCGTGCAGCACAGATAGCTGAAAGAATGGGTGCAGAAAGCGAACTTGGCCTAAGCCCAGCGCAGATGACAGGCGAAGAAGCGCTTATTCGCGCAGAACGCAAGGCAATGCAAGATGATCCATCTCTTGCCGCACGTATTGAGGCACAAAGAGTGCAGTCAGAGGCCACAGCAGCGCAAGCGCTAGGGCAAGATGGTAATGTTAAAGTTGCACAAGACTTCTTGCAGAACAGAATTGCGTCCTTTGAGAACACGCTAAACAACTTTGTTAAGGCCGCGCAGGCTTCTGCGGAAAAGAAAGTTCTTGGCTCAGATATGAGTAACGAAGAGGCCAGCACAATCTTGGGTAATGAGTTGCGCAGAGCAAAAGAAGCTGCACGCAGCCAAGAAAGAACATACTGGAGCAAGATACCGCAAGAGGTAAAGATTGAAGTCCCAGAAACATCAGCATTAGTTCTAGGTCAACCAAAGCAGCTTGGCGAATACTTCAAGGGTGATATACCCACTGAGGTAACTCGCTTTAGAAAGAAGTACGCCAAAAAAGACAAAATGATTAAAGTGAAGGATATTAACTCGCTTTATTCAAAGCTGCGTTCTGTTCAGCGTGACGCTATGTCAGGCGCAAATCCAAATTCAAATCAAGCTAGACTTGCGGGTGAAGTTGCTGATGCAATCTTGCGTGACCTAGACGCAATTCAGCCAGCAGATGAATTTGGTCTTGCAGTATTTAATGCACGCTCATTTAGCAAGCAACTGCACGACAAGTTCAGCAAAGGCACCGTAGGTAGCTTGCTGCAGAAAAAGGCTGGCGGCGAATACAAAACGCCGATTGAGCTAACTCTTGATAAGAGCATCTACCAAGCTGGCATCAAGGGTGGATTGGCGCAGCGTGACATAGATGCAGCACTGACTGGTCTAGAGGGTCCAGTAGAAGCAAGAAATGTTACTGCAAACTACATCAGAAACAAGTTCAATGAGAGCGCATTTACTGATGGTAAGTTTAGCTTAGCAAGTGCTCAGCGCTTTATGAAAAGAAGTGAGCCTCTATTGAGCAGATTGCCGACGCTGCGCAAGGAGATTGATGACGCAATCGCAGCGCAAAAGCGCATCACCTCTGTTGAGAAGCGGGTTGCGCCCATATCTGAAGCGGTCAAGGAAAGCACAACCACAAAGTTTGCATCTGCCAACCCAGAGCGCGCCTTGGATGCCGTTAGCGAGGCCGCAGACCCGCAAAAAGCAATGGCAGCGCTTGTTCAGTCTGCGAAAAAAGACCAAACTGGCGCAGCGCTTTCTGGCGTCAAGGCGGCAATGTCAAAAAAGATCATTCAAAAATCATTAGAGACACTGAAAACCCCTCGTGTTGAGGGTGGCCCAGACGTTGAGCTGCGCGGAACACGCTTGAGCAGAGTTCTAGATGATCCAGCATTTAGCAAAATGATAAGCGAAGTCTATTCTCCTGACGAAATCAACCGCATTCGCGTAATATCTAATGAGCTTAAAAAGCTAGACATGTCTCGCACAAGAGGTGCGGTCACAGGGGGCTTAGACCCATTCAGACCCAACTCAATGCTATCGCTTGTTGCAAGGGTTGTGGGCGCAAGAATGGGCGCGAGATTTGGCGGCGGCGGAATGGGTGGTGAATTGCAAACCGCATCAATTTTTTCCCAGCGTATGCAAAGCCTCGCAGAGCGCTTGACCAACGACAGAGCGCAGCAGATTATGATGAGGGCATTAGAGGATAAAGAGTTGTTCAGGACGTTGCTGTTAAACCCAACAAACCCTAAGAACTTTAAGAAAATAGAGCGTTCATTAGCGCCTTACTTAGTCGGCACTGCCGCAGCAACGCAGGAGCAATAACATGCAGCCACAAGCAAAAGACAGACGCGAGATTGAAGGTATCGTTCAAGACGCTATGGCGCAGGCTGTAGACTTTGTTGAGAGCGAAATCACAGATGAGCGCATCAAGGCTCAGCGCTATTTTGACGGTCAAGTTGACATAGGTTACGAGGATGGACGCAGCAGGGTTGTGGCGACAAAAGTGCGCGACACCATTCGCTCAGTCAAACCAAGCATTATGCGCGTGTTCATGTCTACGTCTAAGCCTGTTGAGTTCCTACCAAAAGGCCCAGAGGACGTTGCTGCGGCAGAGCAAGCTACGCAGTACATTCACTATGCATTCACCAAGAATGACGGGTATCGCGTGCTAAACGATGCGATCCATGATGCGCTGATTAAGAAAACAGGCATCGTCAAAGCGTATTACGAAAACAGCTACAAAGCTGAGATATTCACGTATGACAATCTGACAGACGAAGAATACACCTTGCTGGCCTCAGATGATGATGTGGAAATCCTAGAGCATGGCATGGAAATGTCTATGAGCATGGATGAGTTTGGCATGGAAGTAGCATCGCCAATCCATTCGCTGAAGATCAGCAGACAAATACCTAACGGGCAGCTACGCCTAGAAAGCGTACCGCCTGAAGAGTTCTTCATTAACTCACAGGCACGCAACATAGATGATGCGTATATCGTAGCGCACCGCACAGAGATGCGCGTGGGTGAGCTTGTAGAGATGGGGTATGATTTTGAGGACGTATACAAGCTAGATGGCTTATACGGCGCATCAGACATCTCTGAAGCTGAAACTATAGAGCGTCAGGGCTACTCACAGGATGACTACGAGGATCAAGAGGGCGATCCTGCAATGCGCTCTGTGGCAGTCACAGAAGCCTACATGAAGATTGACGTAGATGGCACAGGTGTACCCGTTCTGCATCGCTTTATCTGCGGTGGCACAAGCTACCAACTGCTAGACATGGAGCCTTGGGATGAGGTGCCATTTGCGGTATTTGAGGTTGACCCAGAGCCGCACACATTCTACGGACGCTCTCTTGCGGAAATCATTATTGATGACCAAGACGCAGCAACAGCAATTCTGCGTGGTGTGCTAGACAACGTAGCTATGACGAACAACCCTCGCATTGGTATTGTTGATGGTGCGGTTAATATAGACGATGTGCTAAACAATGAGATTGGCGCAATCGTGCGTATGCGTCAGGCAGGCGCTGTGCAGGAGCTTAGCGTTCCATTTACTGCAGGCCAGACGCTAGGTGCGCTGACCTACATGGATCAGGTTGTAGAGAACAAAACTGGCGTGTCTCGCGCGTCAATGGGGTTAGACCCAGATGCGATGCAGTCCACCACAAAGGCTGCAGTGCAAGCTACAATCCAATCACAGGCTGGTCAGATTGAGGTGATGGTGCGCAACCTTGCAGACGGTATGAAGCGTCTATTCGGCATCATGCTACGCGCAGCAATCAAAAACACAGACGAAGAGCAGCTTGTGAAAATGGGTGGGCAATTC